GAGCGTAGAGAACTTGTCAACAAGCTAACGGCACAGTACAACATTGTTGCTCAACAAGGGGTCAGAGCATCCGAAAAGCTAGGAATTCGCTAAGAGATGCTCCGTGAACGAGGATAAGTCCTCTTCTGATAGTTCATACTTTTTCTCAAAGCCTTTTCGTCCAAGTCCGTGAATACCAGTATTTCCTCGGTGGTGTTCAGGACATAGCGGGATAACAGGAGCATTGTCTCGTCTACCACCTCTTCTAATGTGATGTAATTCTGCGGGTGTTCCTTCGTTTCCAAGATGCCAACAGAGGATGCATCCGAGTCTTGCAATTTTTCCATACCGCTCTTTTTCTGCTTTAGTAGCCATGTTTAAACTTTGATCCGCTTCGCTATTTCACGGTTGATATACCAAACCGCTTTGCGTAAATCTTCGACTGCGTTGCCCTTTTCATCTGCCCGCCATATGTATTTCATGGCATTACCAAGGTTAAAGCCCATATGTTCTGTGACTTGAATACATTCAATACCCGATGGATGTGACGTGTAATGTCTAGGATGATTTACTAAGTCTTCTTTTTTCATAACGGTGTCATCACTGTACTGCACCCACCCAGCAAAAGGTATTGGTTCATTCATTTACGGTCTCCAAAATAAATAAGTAAAAAAACGACAAAAAGGAAAATACAAACAAGTAATCCAATGCTAGCAAAAAACAGAAGCAAAAAGGTGGTCATCGTTTAAACTCCCAAAGCTCCATCATATTGGTCAGTTGGTTGCTGATGCTTCTAAGAGATTCTTTTAGATGTCTGTTCTCGTCATACAGTTTTTGCCCTGTTTCGCTCAAAGATTTAATGACCTTCTTCTGTGCCTCGTTTTCTTCAAGCAAATCGTTAATCATCTTCTTGTGAGCAATAAATTCGCCTAAAGTCTGATGACTAGCACCCCCATCTACAATGTGTGGAGGAGAGGCATTCTTACGGTCTTCAGTGGTAAAAGTGGTCATTTCTCACTCGCTTTCTTTAGCAAAAGTTCCGCAAAAGTCAAAATAATGTAGTTAATACTGCCATCTTTATTTCGCATCTCAGGCAACAGCTCTGTATTGTCCGACTCACACCAAAGTTCATATATTTCCTCATCACTTAACTTTTTTATTTGTGGTGCGGTGTAGAGTGGAATATTTATTTCTGAAAATTTGTTTTCTTTAAACTGAAGTGATTTTCCGTTATCCACATCTATAATCATCCACGCTACTGGTTCATTGTTCATTTCTCACTCGCTTTCTTTAATGCTTCTTTCCAACGAATTAGCTGTTCTTTCTTCCACTCATCACGCAGTTCATAGTTAAAGCGCAATACACCTTCATCTGTTTCGCAATAGTAATCAAATGCTTTATTGAGTTCCTCATCACTTAACTCTTTTATTTGTGGTTTGGTTAAGTCCAATTTATCGATAATTTCATTTCTATTGGCAACTAGCATTTCTAAATGCGCTATGCGGTCTGCTTGTTGGCGAAGCATATATGCCGCTTTTACAGTTAATTGAGTGTTATCTCTTAGCAATTCATCTGACATTTCGTATGCGTTCATTTCTCTCCCCTTAACATCGCCAATACTTTGCTGCACATTACCTTTACAGCGTTGTAGGATTCTGAATCCCCATTTTCAGCGCACCAGTAAGCGGCTTCCATGATGACAACTCTGATTTTTTCTATTTCTTCATCACTTAACTTTTTTATTTGTGGTGTTTTTAGCAATTCTTCTTCCAATTCATCAACATTTTTTGATAAATTCGTTAAACGTTCTAATTGTGCTTTGTTTAGCGCTATGGATGACTCCAATCCTCGTTCCAAATGCTTTATGTAGTCTGCTTGATGGCGTAGCATCTTGGCGTGTTTCTTAAATACATTTTTCTTATTGCCAGAGGATAGCCAATCGTCTGACCATCCTTCTAAATCATTTGCTAATTCGTATGCGTTCATTTCTTAATCTTCTCCCATATATCGGGTATCGGCATACCTTTAATATGTTCCCACCCAATATAGACACAGGCAAACATAATGAATAGGAAGAACCCAAACACCGCCATGAATATGATGATTGCAAACGTAGCCACAAATAGAATTAGCAAATTAATAATAGTTCCAAACATCATCTTCTCCTGATGTCAAAATTCTGTGCGGGGTATCTTTTGGTGTCTCCAGTATCGTGCCAAATAACAGTAACGGTTTCACTACCATCCTCGATAGCCCAGCACCCATCGCCAGTGGTTCCCGTAGTGGTATAGAAGTAAGACTTGTATAGGTTGGTATAGTTTTTGCCTCGGTATACACAAGCCTCGTCAGTCAGCACAATCTTACCGCCCGCTTGATTTGGCATGGAGGCAACTACCCCACCCAGTGCAATAGTAGGAGTAAGCAAAAGAACCGCCAATAGTTTTTTCAAGTTATCCTCCCTAATTAGCCATTAAGATTATTACTGAAATAAACAAAAGAATTGCAACATAAATCCGTTTTGCCCAATACTCTTTATTCAAAATTCTTGGGTCTTGGATTAAATAACTTTGCAACTCCAACATATCCTCGTCATGCTCTACGTATGGAGGGTTTGCCAGTTTATTAAGATAAACTGCATCCCCAATTTTTATTTTGCCATTGTTGTACGGTATAGATTTCATCATTCCCCCATTTGTTTGCCATATTTAAACAATAAATCTTTTGGAACCAAAAATGCTTTTTTCTTAGATGTATCTCCCTGACCAACAAATTCTACGTACTGTAGTTTGTTTTGGAAAATACAATTTACGATGCTCATGGGTTTCATAATGACAAAAACATGGTCATCATGGAATACCCAAAAGTCTGCGGTGGTAGTGCTAAGGGCTGACAACTGACCGTTCATTTCTATCTCTATAACAATGTTGCCAGTCTCGTTGCTCATCGGGTCATATTTCACCTCGACCGACTTGTGCAACTCAGGAATCCAAATGTCATACCCCTTAAATTTATTAATCAAACTAGCCGATGGGTACTTCTTTTGGATGACATCCAATACCTTTAACTCTATATCCAAACCTCTTTCTAAATCTTCGTGAAATGTCATAACAACTCCAGTGATGGTTGCGACAGACGTGCATCTTGGAGCTTTTTATACTCCGTGTTCAGCTCGCAGCCCAAGTATTGCCTGTTTAAACGTTGAGCTACGGCAGCGGTGGTTCCTGAACCCATGAACGGATCAAACACAATATCTTGTGGTTTAGAACCCGCTAACACACAAGGCTCAATCAAATCAGGCGGGAAAGTCGCAAAGTGTGCGCCAACGAATGGCTTGGTAGTAACGCTCCATACAGACCGTTTATTAGCCATTTCGTAGGACTTTTCTAACCCTGAGTGCGGGCTAAGTCCAGTGCCTTCGTTGTGATACTTACCATCTGTCCTATCCCTAGTACCCCAGTCTTCCTTAACAGGCTCTTTGATTGCCTCGTTGTCAAAGTAATACTTGGGATTCTTGGTGAGCAAAAAAATGTATTCGTGGCTCTTCGTGCATCGATCTTTGACCGACTCAGGCATAGGATTAGGCTTGTGCCAAATGATGTCCTGACGTAGATACCAACCGTCCTCTTGCAAGGCAAAGGCGACCCGCCAAGGGATCCCTATGAGGTCTTTTTCCTTCAGCCCTTCTTGCTTATTACCCCGCCTAGCACAGACTTGCGGTAGGTCTTGGAGATTATTGGAGACAGTTTGTTTAACCAATGCCTGTCCTTTACCCCCTCGGTAGTTGTAGTAACTATCTCCAAGATTGAGCCACAGCGTCCCGTCATCCGCCAGCAGACTGTTAACCCGTTTAAACACGCTAACAATAGCCGCCACATAGTCGTCCACCGTTTGCTCAAGTCCAATTTGATTGTCTTGCCTGATTGCACCACACTTGACACAGTTGCCGTAGGACAAAGATTTGTTGTTCCCAAGCCTACCGCCCTCATCAAGGAAGTTCCGATTGTTGCCAATTGAAATGCCTTCATGCTTGCAGTTAGCGTCACCGCCTAGCCATGTAGCCGTTCCATAATCTCGTAGACCAAAATAAGGAGGGGATGTGATGCACGTTTGCACCTTCACCCCCTCAGAAATCCACTGATCCATAATGGTTCGGCAATCGCCAAATTGAATTTGATTCATTTTGCTTTGGCTCTTCTTTTGATAGCGACAATACCCTCTTCAAGCGGTTTACGTGCCTCAAGCATATTGTCAGCAAAAACGTAGGCAACAACCGCCAAATCTTCTAGCTTATTGTTGCCACGCATCAATAGTCCAATCAAAGCAAACCCCGCAAGTAAATCACGCAGATACTCTTTTTCTTCATTGGTCATTTTTTTTCTTTCAGATATTTTTCAATATCATCACAGACCAATCTTGCGAACGACTTACCTGATGGGAACATCATGGAAGCACCCTGACAGTTGTTAACGATCTTCATAGCCTCGTTTAAACCCGCATCAAATCCAGAGTTAAACAATTCGCTAGAATCAGACATTCGCATTTGGAAAGCCTCTCGTGAAAGCTGACTAACGTTAATGCCTTCCTTCTTAGCAAATGCCTTAACCTTTTCTCGATCTGCGGGTTCAAGATAAACCATCAAAGGAACAACGGTTTTAAAACGGCTCATCTTTGTCACTCCAGTATTCATAATCTTGCACCATTTCATCAAATAGTTTTTGAGCCTCTTTGTTGCCATTGAGTTCGGTACGAGAATGAATGCCACAGATACGATGAATCGCCTCAACGGCATCATCTTCGCCATCAATGGTTAAGCCATTTTCTTTTCTTAACCATAGATGAAACTTAGAACTGCGACCTAACATTCCCGCTTTTTTCAATCGATTGTCGTAATGAGTGGCGGTCTCGTTGTCTTGAATACGCACCATTGCAACACCATATCTTGCCCCAACAAAGTCCCTTAATAATTCTTCGGGGGCTTCATCGGGGTGGATACTTAAGGTTAAAACAAACCCAGTGCGATCTTGTTTAAGAGCAACTTTCACTGCCTCAAACTGAAGAGCGTTCATTTGTTCTCCAGTTTATTCTCAAGATAACTAATGACTGCTCGATACTGAACGGCTTGATGCTCAAGGCTATCGATTAGATTGTGTAAATTCTGACGAATTCTTTCTAACTCAACAATTTTGGCTAAAGCACGCTGCGCTGGATCAAACTGTTTAAACGTCTTAGTCTTCCCAGCTCTTGGTTTTTTGTTTTTAGAACCCAAAGGTCTGCCACGCTTTTTAGAATTCGATGTCGTCATCTTGAATATCCTCTCTTACTGGTTTGTTGGACTGCTCTTCTCTTGGTTTTTGTGCCTTCAACTGAAGGTAATTAAGACCTGATTTTGCGGTTTGTTTCCAACCCGCTAACTCAACTACGATCTTGCCGTTAACAACATCATACGTTTCAAGGTCAAGCACAAGCTTGCCTCGGTAGTCAGGTGCTTTCGGGTTTGTTTTGGTTTTGTTGGCAAAGAAAGAGCCAGTGTTTGGCTTTTCTTCATACGGTTTTTTGTACATCATTTCTCCTTAAATTTGGATTTGTACTGTGCGAACGCAGACTGCACTTGTTTAAATAAATCAGGATTGTTGATCTTCATCTGATCAATACCCGCCTGATTTGCCTTCCAAAAACCACTAAGTTCCTTGAGGTCTTCGCACGTATCGCCAAATTTAATTAAAACTTCTGCAAGAGACTCTAAGTTTTGCTCAGGCTCTTGTGGCTTTACTTGCTTGACTTCTTTAACTTCCACAGGCTTGCTATCCTGTGACCCTGTTACGGCATCCAATGCATCATGCTCAACGATTGCTAAAGCAGTCACGTACAAATATCTACGCTGATACGTTTCTACTGCACCAATGTTTTGCACTTCATGGCATCCCTTTAACTGGGCAGAACCCATCGGTGATGTGAATGTGACGTTGCTACCGTCCTCGGTATCATAGATCACCATTGTTGCTAGATCTTGTGTAAACGAGATCACATCGCATAAGCCATGCTTTTTAAATAGACCTTGAATGGCGGGCAAGAAGTCACCCAGTTCAAAGTATTTATACCCCGCAAATTTGTTGTGACCTGATTTGCTAAGTGGCATGGTTTGAAGTTCATTACGAACCTCGACTAGTTTTTTACAGACTTTCAATTAAGCACCCCCTTGTTAACATCCAATTGGTTTAAACGGACCTTGGCTACCAACGTCCCAACAACACATTCCACCTTTGCCATCAGGCACACACTTGGTCTGTGCCATAACACCAGTAGATAACAACGCTACGAAAACAACTGCGATTACTTTTTTCATGACTGCTCCTTTTTAAGTTCACTTTGATATTGACTACACCACTGCGATACTCCGCAGAAATTGCCTGTACAACGTACTGCCTCACCCTTACGGATCTCTATAAATGCCTTATCTTTCTCAGGCATTTCTTTTAATAAAGCCTCTGCCTCGTCTTGCGTGTCTAGGACACGAATCGCAGTCTTGCGACCTTCCTTCTTGAGGGCATATGTGGTTGAACGAACCCAACGCTCTTCATCGGTGCATAGGGGCAACTCATCGCCCCAGTCAGCACTAACCTTGGAATCCCGATGCATTTCGACCCGCTCCTTGATAAAAGCCTCGGTGCGGTCAAATGTCCACATTGGGATGTCAATAATTTGAATGGGTGCTTGTGGGTAGTCAGCCTTGTTTTGGGCATCCCGCCTAGACCAGTCTCGGATCAAGGCACAGATCTTCAAACCTTTGACAGGCTTTTTCTTGACCCGCTCGACCAAGTACTTATAAATGTTTTGTTGTTGTTCCCACTCAGGCTTGTCGTTCATCAATGCCCATGCGGACGTGAACTTATAGTCTGTAATGGTGATGCCGTCTGCCTCGTCCTTTTGGAGGTCAATCGCCCCCGACAGGATGATGCCATTGATACCCGCTGACAGACGTTCCTCATTGGTATGACCTGAGACCTCAGAACGCTCTGCTACAACGTGCAAAGCAGTGCCTAGGAGCATCCAAAGCATATCGGATACATCTTGCTCTATCTCTTCAAAATGAGTGCGTCTAAGCCTCTGTATACGAGGCGGGGAGATGATTTCTGTGACTGAGTAGTCCGACTTGCCCTTGGTGTAGTAGTCTCTAGTGGCGAGTGCGACCAACGTTTCTGGTACATTGAATTTGTTTGTGATTTTCATTTAAGCCCTCCTATGACTAAATACTAATACAATTAAATTACAAATGCAAACACTATTTTTAAAAATATTTGGTGAACCCGCCAGTAAAGCCAACTCACGGAAAATGGTGTACGTGCGTGGAAAGCCAATGTTTATCAAGTCCTCCAAGGCTCTGGCATATGCTAAAGCGTTTAAACAGCAATGCGTTATTGCCCCAAGCGAAGTTTTTGAATGTGATGTGGCGGTAACCATTCGCATTTGGTACGCATCACGCAGACCTGATTTGGATGAAAGTTTGATACTAGATCTGCTACAGGAAGTGGCTTATAAGAACGACCGACAGGTCAAAGAGAAACACATATATTGGGGTTTGGATAGGGAAAACCCTAGGTGTGAGATAGAAGTAAGCGAAATAAAAAAAGCCACTATCGCTTGAAAATAGTGGCTTTCCGACCTACTGGTCTATGACTAGGGGGCTTAATCGAAGTCATGGATATATTACATCATCTAAAAAATGTTTGTCAAACACAAACGTTCTTCTTGTTTTGTCATAATTTTTAGGGAAAATATTTACATTCACAGTGAGGTGTGACTTTTGGGGAGACCGTCAACGCTCCCCGTTTTTTTTACCAAAGTCGGCATTAAGTATTTTGCTTAGACCGTTTAAACGCTCTGCTGTTAACCAGACAGCCAGGCAAAACAGCGTCCGCAGCCAGGCATTCCGTTTAATGTTTAAACATTCAGTTATTAGGGCTTACTCGCAATTGCATCAAATAATATTGCAATTTGTTTTTTTTGATTTAATATTGAATCCTGTTTTGCTTGACGATGAAAAACGGTAGGGGCTAAACAGTTATTGCTGATACTACGGTTAGTGCATTAGACATCAGACAGGGATGGCGAAGAAAGAATCCCTTGCACGAAAAGTCTTTCGGGTCAATCGATACCAATGTGGGCAGAGATTGTGAAGGCAGACCAGTTTAGGCTAGGTCTGCCCTCCTCCAAGAGGGCAGTATAGAAACAGTATATAAATAATATATATATATAGAAAAATTTAAAAATGCCATACGTTAACAAACCACGTCCTTACAAGAAGGAATACCAACAACAAAAAACAAGGGACGAGCAACCATCTCGCAATGCACGAGCAAGGGCGAGATATGACATGGATAAGCGTGGAGTAGACAGAAAAGGGAAAGACATTGATCATGTAGTACCGCTCTCAAAAGGAGGCAGTAACTCAAGTAAAAATTTGAAATTGAAATCACCAAAATCAAATCGATCTTTTACACGGAATAGCGATCACACTGTTAAAATAAACAAACCAAAGAAGTAAATTCTAGAGGGGCTTAAATATGAATGCGGTAGCGGAGTTTGTGTCTTCATTGCACGTGGATAGTCACCTACGTGTCGTATGTCCTAATTGTTCTAAGGACAGAAAAAAATCTCATTTAAAAGAATTAAACATAGACCGCAAGGAAGATGTGTGGGTCTATTACTGCCAACACTGCCAAATCAAAGGCGCAGTTCCATTTAAAACATATAAACCAACATATCGTGCGGAGAGTAACGTGCATCCCATTAGAAATTTAGAAACAACAAAACTAGAAAACAAACATTTTGACTTTTTAAAATCTCGTGGGATCTCCGCAAACACGGCTGAGAAGATGAAGTTGTTTCCTGCCGAAAAATACTTTCAGCGTTTAAACAGGAAGACAGATGCCATCGGCTTCCCCTATTTCCGTAATGGGGTCTACGTGTCTGCCAAATATCGGAGCATCGAGGCGAAAGACTTTACCCAAGACGTGGGTGGTGCAAACGACTTTTTCGGTATAGACCATATCGATACGACCAAGCCAGTCATCATTGTCGAAGGCGAGATTGATGCCTTGACGTTGCTTGAGTGTGGCTTGACCAACGTGCTTTCTGTGCCAAGTGGCGCACCGATGAAAGTCTCGGATGGGAAGGTGGATGCCTCGGAGGATAGGAAGTTTTCTTTTGTGTGGAATGCGTTTGACGTGCTTGAGAAAGTGCCGTACGTAACGATAGCGACTGATACCGACACTGCGGGTCAGGCTTTGGCTGAGGAATTGGCGAGAAGGATTGGCAAAGACAAATGCAGAATTGCCCATTTCAAATACAAAGATTTAAATGAGGCTTACCTTGCCGAGGGCAAGGAACTGGTCATAAAGATTATCGAGGAGGCAGAGCCGTACCCAGTTGCGGGTTTGTCTTCCGCCTCCAAGTTCGCTGACCGTTTAAACGACTTGTGGGGTAAGGGTACGGGCAAAGGATTATCGACTGGCTATTCGAATGTGGATGAAATTTATACGGTGGCTCAGGGTCAACTGACCATCGTAACTGGATACCCATCGTGCGGTAAGTCCAACTTTGTGGATCAAATGATGGTCAACTTAGGAAAGAATCACGATTGGAAGTTTGCGGTCTGTTCCTTTGAGAATCAGCCTGAGATCCATATCTCTCGCCTCATGGAGATCTACAAGGAAAAGCGGTTCTTTGATGGCACAAAGCGAATGACGCAAGAAGAAAAAGATCAAGCGTTTAAATGGGTGGAGGAGCATTTCCTGTTCTTGGATTCTGAAGGGGTTGAACCCGCCACGATTGAGTCCATCTTGGAGCGGGCAAAGATTGCGGTGATCCGCATGGGAATCCGAGGCTTGGTCATCGATCCTTACAACTACATCGACAACAAAGGCGGGATGGCAGAGACAGAGTTTATATCGGGGATGTTGACCCGCATACAAGCGTTTGCTAAGGCTTATGGGGTTCATGTGTGGTTCGTGGCTCACCCAAGCAAGATAACTCGCTCAGGGATGGATTTACCACGTCCTGATGGCATGGCGATCAGTGGATCGATGGCATGGTGGGCAAAGGCAGATTGCGGTCTTACAGTTCACAGAACAAAGACGAATGACGTGGAGATTGCGGTTTGGAAATGCCGTTATCGTTGGGTTGGCACTCAGGGAGAAACGACCTTGGGCTACGACAAGACAACTGGAACGTATTTTGAACAAGAGGCATTTTAAGTTTAAACATCCCAACCAACCAGCGGAGTAACCTGCAAATTTAGGCGTAGACCGTTTAAACGTTGAGGCGTACGTGCATCATAAGTGGTGAATTTTAGGACAAAAAAAATCCCCCAATGACCGAAGTCAAAGGGGGATCAGTTTAATGAATGGTTAGATCAGCGATACGATCAAATACCCGCTCCACATAATTATGGATTGGTTCATCGGGGTTTGAATCCCGAATATCAACCAAGGTATCAAAGGCTCTGTTTAAGTCCTTCAAAGCCTTTGCCTTATCAATCTTATTTTCTTTTAATAAATGCTCGACTACCATTACATCGAGGACGGTTTGGTTTAAACGCATTTGTGTTTGTGTGTCCAACTTAGTACTCCAATCTAGATTCAACCAATGATTCGACACGTTCATCGAACCGCTTTTGCATGATTGCAAGGACGGCAGTCCCATCATTCCGAGCAAGTGCTTTGAGTAAGTCCGACTGATCATCGTACAAAAACTCAAAAAGTTCGAACTCGTCAGGAGTGATTTGACCACCAATGATTTCTTTCAAAACCATCGAATGTTCTTGGTCACGCATCTCTGCATGATCACCCTCTTCATCCATGTAATCTTCTGCACAACTTTGTAACCAACGATCAGGATTAGTCATCGTTTAACTCCTTTGCTAAATTAATTAATTGGCTAGGTGTGTAGCCATCCAATACCAACTGCACAAGATTGTCTACGGTAAATCCAACGAAGTAGTCATAGATCCTAATTGCGTTGTCATCACCAACCAAGTCTTTCAATTGTTCATAAGTCATTTTTGCGTTCCTTTATTTCACGCTCAAGTATTTGTTTAAATAACATCCAACGTGAAGACTTCTTGTAATCCTCACGTTGGTGTTCTCTGCGTACAACTTTTGCCACCGATGGTTTGCGTTCAACTTTCATTTGCTTTTACACCTACGTTTTTGTACTTACGTGCGCTAGCCCTGTTTAAACACTCAAGACATTTGAACCGCCTGATGTTGCGATTCGCAGTTTGAACTATTTTCCCAGTGCTAAAGTCTTTGTAAAAGCAACACGATGAGCAATACTTTTTATCTGTCACGAAACCCCCACAATCAAATTAATAACAAACACAACCAACATGACATACAAGCCGATGTCAAATAGGCGATCAATAAAATAATTCATAAGCCCCCCAATGTTTAAACTGTTATCAATGTGATTGATTCATCATGCTCTTCAATCTCTTCCCAGTCCGACTCATCGTCCTGATCCAACTCTTTTATTAAAAACTTATTTGGACTACTGGTGGTCATTCTTCTGACCGCAATTAAGAGTTTGTCCCTGATGTCATCGGGATCTTCAATGTCATTAGCCACATCAATTAAAACTGAAACACGAATCGTTGCCATAATTAAATTCCTTTATTTAAATTGCGAAGAAAATGGCACGTAACGCTTGATAGCGTGTCGCACCTTTATGTCGAAGAACCCAGTACGCATATCGATAACCCGCCAACTGGATATTGCGAGCAACTTCAAACGGATGCAATGCTTGATCTAAAAACATACACTTTTTCATATAAGCCCCTTATTCATAACGTGGACGTTCTGTTGGAAATGGTGCGGGTAATTCACCTTTTGCACCGATGATGAAACGATACTGACCCTGAGAAAGTACAGAGTGAATCGATGGTCTGCCTTGATTCAACTCTTCCTCATAATCTTGAAGAGAAATCAAGTAATCCTCTGCATCCTCACGATGCTCAAACACACGATTAAATGGATGCAACTCAGGCTGACCGTAGTCATAATACCAACCGCCCTCTTCACGTCCACCGAAAGCACGATCAACAAAATATAAATTTACTGCGTACATAAGCCCCCCTGTTTAAACGGTTAGTGAACAGAATCTACACCATCACTGTTTGTTTCAATGTCATTGATTGCGTAAACGTGTGCAATGATTTGTAGAACTCTAAATAAAAATTTCTCATACTCAGCGTTATGAGAAATACCAACGTTGGCAATTGATACCGCCAACACATCAGTGATCAATTCAAAATCTTTTTTGTCGCACGCATCTCTAATGGTGTTAATAAGAGAAGAGAACTGGTTCGGATCGTAATTCATACGTTCTCCTCGACTTCTTCTATGTCATTACAAAACTCTTCAGCATGAACTTCTTCACCCCCACTAAAAAGATTACACGCTAACTTCTTAGCCTCTTTCTCGTCTTTAGCCCATACTTCAATCTCTTCAGCAAAATGAGAGATGCGAACCCACGTAACAATAAACTTAGTTTTTTTCATAATTTCTCCAATTTAAAAACAGGGGGTCACCCCCCTGTGTTAACGTAACTCCTTGAGCAACTTGCCAAAGGATGCGGATGCAAGACCGCTGACGTTCGTTACATTCTCTGCCACGTCAAAACATTTTGCAACCTTGGTATTGCCGATACCGATTGCAACAATCTTGACATTCAACTTGTCAGCGAGTGCTTGAACTTTCTTCATGCGGTCAACGTTGTACTCGTCAGCATCGGTCAGCAAGAACAGGATCTTGCGTTGCTCTTCCTGTCGTGACAGATCTTCCACTGCTAACGTGAGCGATGCATAGTCAGGTGTGCCACGTTTCGCACACTGATCAATCGCACCCATCTTGGCAGATGCTTTTGCCAACGACTCTTTCCACGTCTTGAATGGAATGAACGTGGTGTACTCGGTCACGATGCTTGAGTGATCGGCACGACTCTTGTAATGATCGATGTCCATCATGCCTTGAAAGCCAGTCACGCTGAATGATACGTCAGCCTTGTCAAGGATCTTGCCCAACTGGATGGCGATCTCTTGAGCAGTCTTGATACGCTCACCACCGCCACATCCCATTGAACCTGAGCAATCGATCAAGACAGACACCGCAGATTTGGTAGCCTCAACGTGTTGCCGTCTGCTGAATACCGATGTACTGCCAACCGCAAAGCGTGTAAACGCTCTGCGATCAAGCCGTCCATTTTCTTCATGGGTTGACCAACCAACCAAATCAACCGAGCGAAGTAGGCGAATGATGTTTGCACGTACACCGCCCAAACCACTGTGTTGAGTATTGAACAAGTAAGAAAACTTGCTCTCGCATTCTGCTTTGCTAAAGGACATATTACCTCCAAGTAAATGTTGCAAATTTTGGTTTGGCAATGTTTGGTACATCGCCACCGCTTTCTACATCAGACTCACCAAACTCACCCTCGATGAAGTCAGATGGCTCAGGATCACGACCACCCTCGAAGTCACCCTTGCCACGACCCTTGGATGGTTTGTCAGATGGTTTGTCGGTAGGCTTGTCAGAGGGTTTGTCAGATGGTTTGTCAGAAGGCTGACCGCCACCCTCGTCACCGCCCTCGTCACCATCCTGACCATCGTCACCGCCCTGACCGTCTTGACCATCGTTACCGTCTTGACCGTCTTGACCGTCTTGACCATCAGGCTTGTCACCTTGACCGTCACCCTTGTCATCGCCATCGTCAGGCTCAGGCTTGTCACCCTTACCACCGCCACCCTCATCGTCTTGTTGCAAACGCTTGTACAACTCGATTGCGATGTCAGTAATACGCTTGGTGTTGGTAGCCTTGCGAGCCTCACCCAATGCCCAGTGCAAATGATTCGCCCAAGGTGCATCATCGATAATGCTTGGCACATCGATGTGATAGCCGTTTAAACGCCTACCCTCGACAGCGAGTAGGAACGGCACGTTCTTAATATCGTCAGCATCAACGTAACCATTCTTGGCAAGTATTGAATTGAGAAGGTCTTCAAATAAGGCACGACTGTTTGGTGCGTAGCCTGACTCGATGACCTTGAGTTCAATGCGAGGATCTTCAAGACCGTTGATCAGGTTGGCAACGAATCCACCGTACTGGCTACGAGCATCGTCCCAAGGCTCGTTGTCGGTAAACCATGCATGACCCAACTCATGCAATGCGTAACCGATCAGGTTGTTGAACTTGGCACGACTGATCTCGGATGTTTCGCTGATCGAGGGAAACAGGATCTTAGCCTTGACGGTAGCACCCAACCGCTCGAAGACGATGCCCGCAGTGCTACCTGACCACAAGAATTCGAGGGTGTCGAACCGACCACCCGCATTCTTGAACACACGCTCCAGTGTGGACTCGACACCACGTTTAGCATTGATTGCAAGCATTAGTTACCTCCCAAATAAGATTTGAAATTAGCGACATCGATCACCGCAGAAAACACACCCCGCAACTCAGCCTCGCAGTCAGCGGGAAACTTGTTGATGATCGCATTCTCAAAGGCGATGCCGACTGGCACACCCTTGCTCACTGCTCTAGCCCAAGCAAACAACTGACGAAGACTGGGCGGTTGTGTCAGCACACCCGCACGTGCTTTCTCACGAGCCACGTTGGCGAAACGAATCAGCACCGTAGATGCATCAACGTTTAAACCAGTACGGCTCGACACCAGTGCAACCTCTTGATTCTCAGGCAAGTACTCAAAGCGAAGTGTGTAACCAAAGCGATCAATGAACGCAGTATTCTGATCACGCACACCCGCAAAATTACCTGATGAATCGCCATGACCGTTGCTATTGTCAGCACAGAAGAAGGCAACGTGCGATGCAACTGCGATGCGTTGACCAGTCTCGCTGACAACAATCGAGCGGTGTGGGCTACGCTCACACAGTGAATGCAGAATCGCAATCGATTGTGGGCGGGCAAAGCCAACCTCGTCAATCAATACGATCGCACCTACGTACTGGATCGCCTGAGTGATGACACCCGCTTTCCACACGACACTGCCGTTCTCGATGGTGTTAGCACCGATAAAGTCAGCACGCTCGATTGCCTCGTCAAAATTCACACGAAACAATCTGCGACCAAGACGTGAGGCTAACTGGGTTACGAACTCGGTCTTGCCAGTGCCACGCTCACCCGCCAACCATGTGTTGTCAGGCAGAGCATCGTCAAGGGCAACCAAGGCTTGGTGCAAGTGACGTGGTGCAAACACGTAATCAGCGACACGAGCGGGAGCGGTAGGGTCATCGAATACCTCGATCTCCATCTCGCTGAAGTCAACCGTCTCACCGTTGTAATCGTAGGACAGGACACCATCGAACACGTCCTTGACCTTGACCTTGCGGGTCACTGCCACAGTCTGAGCAACCTCAGCGATGACCTCGACTGGGGTGGTCTTGCGAAACTTCTCGAACTGCTTGGACACCTCAGCACGTAGGGTGTCGGCAATCAGTTTGGCATCAGGTTTCTCAACTGCATCCACCTTAGCGTTTAAACGGGCAGACAACTCATCGAACTTCTTGCCGATGGTGGTTGACTGGATCAGCAATTCGTCAAGCGACTTACTGGCAACCTCACGCACCGTTTCAATCTTCGACAAT